CAGCGGCCACTGGCGTTGATTTGGGCACGGCTACGGATGCCATCGCTAAGGCGTACGGTGGCAACACCAAGGCGCTGGGCACGTTGCTGCCCTCGGTACGCAGCCTTATCAAAGAAGGCGCGTCACTGGATGAGGTGTTTGCGGCTGTCGCTGGTACGGTCGGCGGATCAGCGGCTGTGGCTGCCAACAGCGCTGAAGGTCAAATGAAACGCTTGTCGCTCACCATTGCGGAAACCAAGGAATCAATCGGTGCAGCATTCCTGCCCATCCTCGAGCGCCTGCTCCCGGTATTGCAACGCTTTGCGCAATACGTACAGAACAACACTGACAAAGTGCTAGCGGTCATGGCTGTAGTCGGCTCCCTTGCCGGGGCGATTCTGGCATTGAACGCAGTAATGAAGGTCATCACCGTGACGCAGTTGGCGTTGAACCTTGCGATGGCTGCTAACCCAATCGGCCTGGTCGTAACGGCTGTAGCGCTGTTGGTCGCTGGCTTTGGTGTGCTGGTCGCTAAAACTGGCAGCGTCAAAAACGCATTTGCCACGATGGGCAACTTCATTATCGGCATTTTTGAAAGCATTGCCAACACCTACGTCAGCATGATAAACCTTGTCATCAAAGGACTAAACCTGCTGCCGGGTGTCAACATCGGGGAACTAGGTGACATCAACCTGCCACGCTTCAACATCAGTAGTGGCGGCACTGCTAGCGGTGCTGCTGGTACAGCGGCTGGCCCTGATCGAGTCGAGCGCATGATTCAAGTACCAAGCATCCCAGCCATTGCCCCGGTGACGTTGCCTGCCCCATCGGGCGGCGGTGGCGGCGGCAGTCGCGGTGGTGGTGGCGGCGGTGAGATGATGGTGCAGCCATTTAACCCATCTGTGTATGACCCCAAGAGCCGCTTCTACGAAGTACCAGCCATGTTGGATGCGGCATACGCGCCGAAGCAAAACGTGTACAACATCACGGTCAATGCAGCTGTCGCAGAAGCCAGCCTCGGTCAAACCATTGTGGATGCGCTTACCGATTACACGCGCGTGTCCGGGCCGTTAGAGCTGCAGATCGCGGTGTGATGTGGCTGCATCAGTAGTTCAATCAGGCACCTACCTGCTCGAGCTTGACACAGGCTTCCAAGTTGATGCATTCCGTTTGGACTCATCAGAACTCAACGGCTTAGACGTGCTTGATGGTACGACCACGTATGCCGACATTACCGAGTTCACGACTGGTGTTAGTTACACGCGAGGGCGCCGCAAAACGGATTACCAGTTCGGTGCTGGCACGTTGCAGTTTGTGATGCGTGACGAGACAGGCATCCTCGGGCCGTATGACACCAGCAGCCCCTATTACGACCCAGACAACAATCAGCCCGGACTCGCACCACTACGCAAAGTACGCCTATCGCGTGACAGCGAGTATCTGTTCGTCGGCTATGTCACTTCCTACGAGTACGGCTTTGCCATGGCTGGCCCCAACACGGTCACAGTGCTGTGCGCTGACGATTTCTACCTTTTGGCTCAAACCCAACTGGACACTTATAACGTCAGCCCTGAAACGTCAGGAGAGCGCATTACAAGCGTTTTGGCGCTTCCAGAAGTGTCCTATGGGGGTACGACAGCCATTGACACGGGAACGGTCAACCTAGGGCACGACAGCGCCTATACGGTCACGGCAGGCACCAACACACTGGCCTACTTGAACCAAATCAATCAAGCCGAGCAAGGCAGGCTGTTTATTGACCGGGCTGGCGTATTGACGTTCCAGCCACGAATCGGCACGACGCTGAGCGCCCCAATAGTGAGCTTCAACGATGATGGCACCGGGCTGAACTATCAAGATTTGTCGGTTGAGTTTGATGCCGACAACGTGGTCAATCGTGCCTACGTCCGAGCGCTCGATACCAAGGATGCAACAGACTCTGACGCTGGCAGCATCGCCACCTATTTCACGCAATCGGTATCAATCACCAACAGCCTGCTGCACACCCAGGGCGAAATTGACGCGCTTGCTGCCTATCTGCTCGAGCCTGACCCAGAGCCGCGCTACACCAGCATCACCACATGGTTCGGATCACTGACCAACGTGCAGCGTGACGCAATCAGCACAGTGGACATCGGTGACACAATCAGCATTGAAAAGACCATCCCCGGTCTTGGCACGCAGCTTGGCGAGGAGCTAGCAGTTGAGGGCATTCAAGGCGTGATTGACTTCAATCGTGGGCATACCATCACGTTTTACACCAGCCCAACCACAATCGTCTATCAGCTGGTTTTGGATGATGCCGTGTACGGACTACTTGACTCTTTGAACGTATTAGGATGAGGTAACCATGGCAACGACTCCATACCCATTTGTTTCGGGTGCTGTGCTGACAGCCAGCCAACTCAATTCGACATTCAATGTCCCGGTCAACAACCAGACTGCTAGTTACGTGCTGCTGGCTTCGGATGGCGGCAAGCGCGTCGTGATGAACGCTGCAGGCGCAACCACAATCACTGTCAATAACAGTTTGTTCAGCGCTGGTGACAGCGTGTGGATTCACAACATTGGTGCAGGAACGTGCACAATTACTGCTGGTACGGCGACGGTTACTACTTCTGGTTCATTAGCACTGGCGCAATGGGGAGGCGGCTCGCTTTATTTTACGTCGGCGTCGGCAGCAATCTTTTTTCCAGCAGGTGGGCCTTCACTAACTGAAGCAATAGTTGAATACATCGTCGTTGCTGGCGGTGCAGCTGGCGGCGCTGGCACAGGTTCTGGTGGCCCTGGCGGTGGAGGTGCTGGCGGTTATCGAGCATCAGTTGTCGGCGAAAGTTCAGGCGGCGGAGCAACAGCCGAAAATAGGTTGCTATTCCAAAAAAACACTACGGCGACCGTAACTATTGGAGCTGGTGCCGCAGCCGCTAGCGCCGCAAGCGGCGGCAACGGAAGCACCTCGACTTTTTCAGTTATTACTTCTACGGGTGGCGGCGGCGGTGGAAAGCCGGTTCCCGCAACCGGTGGATCGGGTGGCGGTGGCGGTCAAGGCAATAACGGTGCAAATGGAACTACCGGGCAAGGATACAAAGGCGGCAATAACGGCGGTGATGGTGGCGGCGGTGGCGGTGGAGCCGGGGCACTTGGCGTAAACGGCGCTGGGAATAACGGTGGCGCTGGAGGTGCTGGAGTTGCGTCTCTGATTACTGGCTCATCGGTAACACGTGGAGGCGGCGGCGGCGGCAGTGGACAAGCTGGTGCTACTGGCGGTGCAGGCGGTTCCGGCGGCGGCGGTGCTGGTGCAAGTGGCGCAGACACGCAACCAAACGGAACTGCTGGAACAGCGAACACCGGTGGCGGTGGCGGAGGTAGTCGCGGATCGGCAAGCGGCGCCGGCGGTTCGGGAATCGTAATCATTCGTTATCCGGATTCATTCGGCACACTTACGAGCATTGGCGCGGGCCTTACAAGCACGACTGGAACCTATTCAGCAAATGGCACTACCTATCGTTTCTATTCATTTACAGCAGGAACGGATACGGTGACCTTCTAATGGCCCATTACGCATTTTTAGACGAAAACAACATTGTTGTTCAAGTTATTGTCGGACGAGATGAAAACGATCTAGTTGATGGAATTAGTTCATGGGAAACTTATTACGGCAACATTCGTGGTCAAACTTGCATCAGAACTTCATACAACACGTACCGTGACGAAAACGGGGTGCCTCAACACGCATTAGGAGGAACTCCATTTCGAGGTCAATACGCAGGAATTGGTGACATTTGGGATGGCACAAACTTTGTTTCATCACAGGAGCCTGAATGAAGTGGGCACCGATGCTCGAAGATTGGTTGAAAGCTTTCGTCGCTGGAAGCGCCGCCGTGCTTATCACAAGCAACTACAACGTAGAAAACGCGCTAAAAGCAGGGATAGCAGCAGTCCTGCCAATGATCTACGCTTGGGCAAACACTAAAGACACGCGGTACGGACGCAAGTGAAATACCCGGTCAAGCCAGTCGTACTACCTGCTGACCTTCGAGGCGTGCAACCAGGCCGATTGCCTGCCTACCTGCTCAAAACAATTCGGCCCTATGGGCAACTGCATCCGATGGCAGCTCAAGCGTGGGAGGCTATGCGTAGAGCTGCACACGCTGACGGAATTAGGCCATTCAAGCCCACGAGCGTGGCAGACACGTATAGAAGCCTTGAGACGCAGGAGCGAGGGTTTATGGCTCGGTACACCACAGCACCTATTCCCACTACGTCAGTACGCACGTACAAAGGGCAGAAGTATTACCTGAAGCCTGGCATGGCACCGATGGCGACACCGGGCACATCGATGCACAACCTAGGGCTGGCTGTAGATGTCAGCAGTGCTAGCGGTGATCGACTCAAATGGATGCTCGCTAATGCTGATTGGTACGGTTTCTGTTGGGAGTTGCAATCTGAGCCTTGGCACATCAGGTACTACACAGGGGACAAGGTACCCTTGAAAGTGCAGCAGTTTGTGAGCCTGCATGCCGACCGAGATTTACGTAGCGCTAATTAGCGGTATTGCCATCATCTGCGCAGCTGTCCTGCCAGCCATCCTGATTGAGCGTGCTCGACGAGAAAATGCTGATGATCACGCATACGTCCGCAAGATACTTACTAGGGTGGAACACAAGATTGACAACCACCTGGAGGATCACAGCAATGGCTTTGCGCGACGAAATAGAACCAAGACAAAATAGGTTGCACGACCTAGGCGTTTGGATTGATGCACAACCAAACGGTGAGGAATGGTACGACCTAATTTACAACTTGGATTACAGCAACCACTCGATAGCCCGGCTGCTTACCAAACATGGGTTCAAGTGCGATTGGAACGTTGTCTACCGATTTAGGCGCAAGCATGTCTCTAAGTAACGAAATTGCTGAGGAGCAGACGCTCGAGCAGTTGCGTGAGGCGCTCAAGCGTTCTCAGCAACAGTACGCCAAACTCAAAGTCAAAAACGACGAGCTGGTGCAGGCTGTCTATCAGGCCGCCAAAGACGCAAGCCTTGGTACGCCACCAGTCAAAGTCAAGCCACCGACGAAAGACACTCGCAAAGGCAAAGCCGAGGTCGCAGTAATCCATTGCACCGACTGGCAGCTTGGCAAGAAGTCTGTGTCGTACGGCTCGGAAACATGCGGTCAACGCATAGATCGGTTTATTGACAAGGCACTACACATCACTGACATTCAACGCAAACATCACCCGGTACGCGAAGCAGTGCTGATGCTTGGCGGTGACATGGTGGAGGGCATGGGCATTTTTCCCGGTCAGGCGTACGAAGTGGACAGCCACCTATACGAGCAACTGTTTGAGGTGTCCAGGCTGATTGCCAAAACGGTGACAACACTTGCCAGCAACTTTGAGACGGTACGCGTCGTGTGCGAATACGGCAATCATGGGCGCATTGGTCGGTACGGCGAAATGCCGAAGGGTGACAACGTAGATCGAATCTCGTATGAGATTGCACGCAATAAGGTTGGGCACTTGGTCAAGGATTGGCAATCATCTGATGCTTGGTATCAAATTGTCAAAATTGGCAACTACACAGCGCTACTTGTGCATGGCGATGAAATCAAGAGCTTTGGCGGTAACACGCCAGCCTTCGGCATCCTGCGCAAGGTCAACGCTTGGGCAGGTGGAGTCATTGAGGACTTCAACGACTGCTACATGGGCCACTGGCACACGCCAATGTCGCTGACGATGAGCAACGGAGGTCGCATTTTTGTGACAGGCTCGCCAGAGTCGCACAACGAATACGCTCGAGAGTTTGTCGCAGCCACCGGGATACCGAGCCAACGGTTGCACTTCGTTGACCCAGACAAAGGCCGGGTAGCGGCGGAGTACGTGGTATGGCTGGACTAGACGGAGCCATCGTTCAGGTGACGTGGCATGACGCTCACAGCCTTGACAACAATGAATGGCACGAACTAGGGGACATTGATGACCAGCCACTGGTATGCGTGTCCGTGGGCATCTTGAAGCGGTACAAGCGTCACTGCGTACTTATCCAGACCTGCACAGCCGATCAGGGTGCTGACAACGTGCTACTCATACCTTGGGGAATGGTACGAAAAGTAGAGAAACTGAGCATCCCACACAAGCGACGAAAGAGCCGCTAAGGTCAAAACAGGCTTCTGGAGGGGCCTACACATGACACACAACCTGATTACCTACGAAGTCCTGACCGGGCTTTGTCCAGATACAGCGCAACAATTCCACTTGGTAGTGTTCAGGAACGCTGAAGGCGAGGTCGTAAAGGCCCAGCTGCGTTACCGATTCAACGCTGACGAGGATTGGAGCGAGCCATCAAAACTGACTCATCAGCCTCGCATCGACCCGGAACACCCGAGCGTCGCATGAATCCCCTAGCGGTAATCGCGTTGGCTTTGTCCGGGCTATTTGGCGTGACGCTGGCTGTTACGTCCGACCCACAAACCGACACCATCGGGCTGGTGTCCGAGTCCACCGTGTACACGGCTCCCCTTTCGGGCACGGTGGGCTTGGACACCGCTTCAGACGCGTCAGGAAGCCCTGAGAGCGTCGTAACGACCATGCCCCCATACACAGGCCCAGGATGCCGAGAATGGGCTGATACTGCCCTCAGAGCAGGCTTTGTGCTTGATGACCTTTGGCTAGCACTACAGGTCGCAGAGCTTGAGTCAGCGTGCTTGCCTAACGCCATCGGTGACAATGGGCAGAGCTTCGGTTTGATGCAGATTCACACGCCATCGTGGTGCCAACCGACCAAATACTGGCCTCGTGGCTACCTGCAAACCAAAGGCATGATCGATGACTGCGCTGAGCTGTTTGACCCATTGACCAATTTGTGGGTGGCATGGCACATCGCAACGAACTACGGCTGGGAGAACTGGAGCACGTACAACAATGTCGTGGGCTGATCATTTCTTTGCGTCACTGTTCACTGGGTACATCGTCGCATGCGTGTACTACATTGTCAAAACCACGGAGAGGAAAAAGTGAGCAGCAACATTGACCCGGGCGATGCCGCGTATCGAGCATGGCAACTCACCAAGAACGGTGAGCGCATGGAACAGTACGGTCACCCATTCACGGACTACACCATGGTGCGTCGTATCTTTGGCGTGCTCACCAATTTTAAGCACAACTTGACCGTGCAGGAGGCCATCATGTTTATGGTGGCAGTCAAATTGGCTCGGCTGATGAAAAGCCTTGACAACGAAAAAATGCATGAGGACTCACTAGTGGACGCAATCGGCTACCTTAACTGCTTACACATGGCTGACGCACGCGATCAACTGCTCGATGCCCCACTACACGTACTAGGAGACATGGAGTTTTGGCGTGACAAGCCCACAAAAGCGTAAAGGCCATGCAGCTGAGCTTGCAGTAGTCAAATGGCTACGAAAGTACGGAATCAAAGCAGACCGTATCCAAGCAGGTACCCACGATGACAAAGGCGATGTCACAGGCTGGCCCGGTGTTGTCATTGAGGTCAAAGACCGTAAAGCACACTCATGGCATGGCTACTTTGAGCAGTTGCGCGCACAAATGACACACGCCAACGCCTACACAGGCGTAATCATCGCCAAGCGTCGAGGCATTACAGACGTGGGTGAATGGATGGCAGTAATGCCTGTTAAAGAATGGTTTGAGCTGATGCAACTATTGGAGGAAAAGTGAGTTTCAACCTTGACAACTACGTTGACGTACCAACACGCCTACGCATGGCGTTAGACAAGTTCCCAGACCTGCGAGTGCAAGAATCGCAACCCACATTCCGTGAGGTCAACGACAAGCTGTACATCGAGATACGTTGCACCGTGTGGCGAGACAAAGACGATCAACTGCCCTGCATCGCATACTGCTGGGAGCCATTCCCGGGCCGTACGCCATACACCAAAGACTCAGAGCAAATGAACGCCAGCACATCGGCGCTCGGTCGCGCTTTGGGCATGATGGGCTTTGGTATTGACCACAAGATGGCATCTAAACAGGAGGTCATGGCACGTCAGGATCAGCCACGTGTTGAGATTGCCCGTTATGACGATGGCGAACCTATCCCAGACCCATTTACAGGCGAGCCACAGACAAATGTGGTGCCCATGAAGGCTGGCCCTGGCAAAGCGTCAGAGAAACAAATTGGCATGATTCGAGTGCTGGCTAAGACTCGAGGCTTTACACCGGGCAGTCAAACAATGCGTGAGATTGGCACAGTGCTCAATCGTGAGGTCGTAAAATTTGATGAAATAACTAAGCAGGAGGCCAGTGCTGTGATTACGGCGTGGAAAAACTGATGGCAACTGTCACGCGATTTCAGACATCGGCAGGGGCTTTGACGTGCATCACAGAATCGCATTACAACGGTTTGGGCAATACATACGTTGAATGTGAGCAATACGAAGATTTCAAGATGCCTTTGACAAATGAAATGCTGCAAGTAATTGAAGCGATAATCAACAAATAAAGTACGCCAATCACATTGGTGCGTTCAGGCCGCGTGACCTGATGCAGGTGCAAATCCTCGAGGATTCATCATCCCTAGTTCGCCCATCAGAAGGGCAGCTCAGCCCATGCAAACAGATCCATTGCGTGGCGAGTGTGAACCGTGCTTCATCAACGGTCGGGATGGTGCCCGGGGCAGCTCTGCCTAAGTAGCCTTGACACACAACATGATTCAGCAGCAACACAAAACATTCATAGGCGATTGCTCACTATGCAACGCGAACAACCTTGAAACAGACTTCGATCATCAATTAGTCAACGACAAACCCGTCTGCCTTCCTTGCCAATCAGAGCTGATAGCAACCGAGCAACGCGAGGGCGCTAGGACAAGCGAAGCGCGTCAGCCAAACCACAATGCCTAAGCGCACATCCAATACCGCGTACCTCAAAGCACGCCGCGAACTCCTGGCGGATAAACCCCGGTGCCACTGGTGCAAGAAACGCCAGGCCACCGAGGCAGACCACCTAATCGAGCACGACAGAGGCGGAACCGACACACCCGACAACTTGGTTCCCTCATGCAAGCCATGCAACGCACGACGCGGAGCCAACTACAAAGCAGCCAAAGGTCGAGCACGTCAAGCCGCACGCCCAGGCAACCAAACCCAAACACGCTCTGAAAATCGGAAACCAAAAAAAACACGCAAAGATTTTTTGGATCAACATCAGCTCTTGCCA